ACCAAGGGGAAGCTTAGAGTAGTTACGATGCAGAGTGCGCGTGTTAAACGGGTTTTAGTTCCCGTTCACGAGGCACTTTACGATCATATTACCTCGTTCGGCTGGTGTGTACGGGGAGACGTTCAGAAGTCGGATTTTGCGGCTATAGTTGCTGATGTAGGCAAAGGAGAGTCTTTTATCTCCGGCGATTATTCAGCGGCGACCGATAACATACTGCCTTGGGTAACTGAGGCTGTTACGTCGGTTTTAGCCGAGTGTCCTGATCTGACTGATGAGGAAAGAGGAACGATGTTGGCGGCAGTGGGCGACCTTCACTTGATGTCCCGGTCCCGTAGGACGAGGACGTTGTTGACAAGGAAGCAGATGATGGGGAACCTTCTTAGTTTCCCTATACTCTGTCTCATCAATAAGGCTTGCTTCGACATCTGTTGTGACTTGACTTGGGGTCAAGGCAAGAGGAGGGTTGGTAGGTTTAACGGGGATGACTGCATGTTCGCAGGAGATGAGAACTTCTTCCACTTGTGGGAGAAGGTCACTTCTACCTTTGGACTTGTAGTAAACCGCGAAAAGACCGGTTTCTCTGAAACCTGGCTCGACCTTAATAGTCAGCCTTACCACGTACCCACTTCGAGTCTAGTCCCGAGACATTGTCTCTCTTTCCTTCGGCCTTTCAGAAATGATTGTGTCGATCTCCTCGGGGAGGTATGGAAGGGTACAAAAGAAATGCGTCATAGTGTACGTCAGTACGCTGTGTCGGTTCTTGCCCGGCACGAGATTGTCCTCAGGGACTTTTGCGTGGCCAATGTGCCCCGATATGTTGTTGCTGGGCTGATGAAGAGAGCCTGGTTTCGTAGGTGGCGAGGATCTGATCCTGTACCACCTATCGTTACTGGGGTCTCGCGTGCGGACACTGTTGTTGTCGCAGAGCCTCCTCGTGAGGATCTCTTCAGCATTGTGGATGAAGCACATTCGGAAGCAGAACGGCGAAGGTTAGCTTATTGGACTGGAAAGCCTCTTATTTTCGATAGTAGACCAGTGTGGAGTAATCCACTGTCAGGCGGATATCGGAAAACAGTAGAAGTCTCGCCAGGTCCTTTTAGGCAAAGCATTCGCCGCCAGGGACGCCCTCCCCTCCCCCCCCTAATCTCATCTAAGCGAAGTTGTAAACGATTTGTAAAGGTAGTTAGCTGGAAGTTCTCTTGGTCAAAGCCAGTCTTGGACTGGTTTACCCTTGAGTTCGGACCAGCCGGTTTTGCCAACTACCCGAAGTGGGGTCCTGACCATCCTAGGATGGTCCCTCATGCTGATTGTGTCAATTACGTGAAGTTGAGATTTATCGTCCCAACACCCCCGTCTTTGATGCCACCGGGCCCGTACGGGGTTTGATGGTGTTGATCAGTGGGTTTATTTCCGAGGATGTCAGACCCTTAGGAGACCACGCCGAAAACGCACACGCCACACTCTCCAAAACTAGCTGTTCCTTCGACCAGTCCCCTTCGGGCGGCACTGGGTGAGAGGAAGACTTTGTCTGTTCTCGCTGCGTAACAATGTGACGCCATTGCGGGAGGAGTGACAGCTAATCAGGGGTGTAGTAGCCTGCACCGCAGGCAAGCGACTTACAGTGACAATGCTGTACTTGCCGCCCTGAGCTTCGGGTGGGTCGTTTGGTGTAGGAAGGAGTGTGTATTTAGTAGGCCGATAGGGAAAGTTGACTAGGAAAGAAACGATAAGTTCAAAATGGGCCGCCCGCGGCCC